GTGGATGGACGAAGGCTACAACACAATTCGTAAATATGATCACCAGTACTCAGAATGGCTATGTGTTCGTGAATCAGTTCGTGTAACAACGGTCAAGCCATCAGGATCAGTTTCCCTTCTTTCTGGTGCAACTCCTGGAGTTCACTGGGGACCTGGCGGAGAGTTCTATCTACGTGCCATTCGCTTTGGTAACCAAGACCCAATGCTACATCTTTTCAAAGCTGCAGGGTATAAGATTGAAGATGATCTAGTATCAGCAAATACATCAGTGGTTTACTTCCCAGTTGCATCAGGACATAGACGTGCTGAGAAGCAGGTTAGCCTATTTGAGAAGATTGGTTTGGCAGCAACTGCTCAGAAGTACTGGTCAGATAATGGTGTTTCTGTAACTCTTTCTTTTGATAAAGACACAGAAAAGCAATTTGTTGCCCCAGCTCTAAATATGTATGAGGGTCAGCTAAAGGCAGTCTCATTTCTTCCAATGGGCAATAAGACATATCCTCAACAGCCATATACAGAAATATCAAGAGAAGAATACAACGCATACGTAGGAACAATTGGTAAGATTGATTGGTCTGCTATTTATGATGGTGTAGAAAACCTTGAGGCTCAAGGTGAAGCCTACTGCTCAACAGATGCTTGCGAACTTAAAACATATTAATGGTAGATAGTGGTTCACATTAGCATCATTATGGTATACTTATGGTTATGAGTAAAACAAATAATCCATTAATTAATCCAAACACTGGTTTGCCAATTGTTGGAAACGTACGTAAAAAGGTAATTGAAAAGAACTACGACTGGGGTCTTTACGTATATAAAAAGGCTAATGGGCGATGGTTTACTGACGGCAACGGAAATGTGCTCAACATTGAGTCCATGCGTAGCGATATTTCAAAAATAACTGAGCTAAAGAATGCAGCAAAATACTATGGTGATGCAGGTGACGGAGAAGCAATCTTCGTTCCTGGACTTACACGCATTTCAGAAGAAGAGCATTCGGAGCAGCTTGACCGTATGGTTAATGGTTTGATTCCTTCACAAAATGACTTAGGTGCTTGGAAGGCTGCAAAAGATACACTAAATACATATGGAAGAGAAGCGTACGAAAATGGCTAATGAAGAGTATCAGTATATTTCTGCAAGTTTGAATACACAAGAACAAGCACCAAATTCTTTTAAAGAGCAAGATCCCTTTAATAAGTCTTGGGATAACCTAAAGGATTACTCTGGCCTAGATCAAAACTTTCGTCGTAGAACTGCTAGAAATATTGGAAAAGCTTTAGATGTAACTAGTCAGGCCTACATGGATTCTGCTAATACAACACCTTCAGGAGTAGATGCTGGATCTAAGGCTATCAATCCTGGAACGGTATACAGAAATGGTTACGGTCTATTTGATGTAATTACTCCTCCATATAACCTATACGAACTTGCAAATTTTTATGATACATCATTTGCTAACCATGCTGCTATTGATGCAAAGGTTGCAAACATTGTTGGTCTTGGATATTCGTTTGAAGTAACAGATCGCACTATGCTTTCTTTTGAAGGTAAAGAACAAAGTGCTACAGATAAAGCACGCAAGCGCATTGAAAGAATGAAGCTTGAAATGCGTGACTGGTTAGAAAATCTAAACGATGATGATTCTTTTACAAAGACAATGGAAAAAGTTTACACAGATGTTGAATCAACTGGAAACGGATATCTAGAAATAGGTCGTACCGTTAATGGTGAAATTGGATATATTGGACACATACCTTCAACAACAGTTCGTATTCGTCGTCTACGTGATGGATACATGCAGATCATTGGACAAAAGGTAGTTTACTTTAGAAACTTTGGAGCAAAGAATCCTAACCCAGTAACAGCAGATCCACGACCAAATGAAATTATTCATATTAAGGAATATTCTCCACTCAACACTTACTACGGCATTCCTGATATTATTGCAGCACTTCCTTCACTTATTGGTGATCAGCTTGCCTCACAATACAATATTGATTACTTTGAGAACAAGGCTGTTCCACGATATGTTGTGACACTAAAGGGAGCTAAGCTTTCTGGAGAAGCAGAAGATAAGATGTTCCGTTTCTTGCAAACAGGTCTAAAGGCACAGTCCCACAGAACTCTTTACATCCCACTTCCTGGAGATACTGACCAGAACAAGGTTGAGTTTAAGATGGAGCCAATTGAGAACGGTATTCAAGATGGTTCATTCAAAGAGTACCGTAAGCAAAATCGTGATGATATTCTTGTTGCTCATCAGGTACCAATTTCAAAACTTGGCGGTACTGACTCAGCAGCAATCGCAGCATCAATTGCACAAGATAGAACATTCAAGGAGCAAGTTTCACGTCCTGCACAAGGTCATTTAAACAAAGTCATTAGCAAGATCATCAAGGAAAAGACAGACATTCTTGAGCTTAGATTCAATGAACTTACATTGACAGATGAGATTACTCAGTCACAAATTCTTGAGCGTTATGTTAAGACTCAGGTTATGATGCCAAATGAGGCTCGTGAAGCAATTGGACTTCCTCAACATCCAGATGGAGATACTCCATTTGAAATGTCTCCAAGACAAGCAACAGATGCTAGAGCAAATGCATCTGGCAATAGAGCAAGAGATACTGAACGAAACAATAGTCAATCTGATGGGCCTGCAACCACAACTGGACGCAATCCACAAGGTGAAGGTAGAGCGTCTCAATAGTTGAGAAACATATAAAAAGGTTTGGTATAATAGAATCGTCATGAATATAAATAAAGCACATTGGTCAACAGACGGCGATAATGTACGTCTGTCAATGCCACTTACAAAAGTAGACAAAGAGAAGCGCATCGTTTCTGGATTTGCATCTTTGGATAACCTTGATAAGCAAGACGATATCGTCACAACAGAAGCATCTATGCAAGCATTTGCAAAGTTCCGTGGAAATATCAGAGAAATGCATCAACCATCAGCAGTAGGCAAGATGGTTTCATTTAAAGAAGAAAAGTATTTTGACCCAGAGTCAAAGAAGTTTTATAAGGGTGTTTTTGTATCAGCGTATATCTCAAAGGGCGCACAGGATGCATGGGAAAAGGTTCTTGATGGAACCTACACTGGTTTTTCTATTGGGGGACGAATGAACAAGTGGGATGATGCATATGATGAAAAAGCAGATAAGACAATTAGAGTTATTAAAGAATATGATTTGATTGAGTTGAGTCTTGTAGATTCCCCAGCAAATCAATTTGCAAATATTGTATCCGTTGAAAAGGTTGACGGAGTAGACACACTGACAGGTTCATCAGCTAATGTAGTTGTTGAGAATGTATTTTATGATTCAGAGTCTGGAATAGTAACTCTATCTGCAAACGAATCAGAGGTAAGTCCAGTTACTGGCGAAGAAATGAAAAACATTGGTTTTGTTGAAAAAAATGATTCAGAAAAAGTAGAAATGATAAAGTTCTTAGTTGATAGTGCAAAAGGCATTAGAACAATTAAGATAGCAAAGGAGGATAATCCTATGACAGAAGAAACAACAGCAGTTGTTGATGCTCTAGCAGCACCAGCAGCAGAGGTAGTTAATGAAGTTGAGGTTGCTCCAGAGGCTCCTGCAGAGGCAGTTGCAAAGTCACTAGAAGTTACAGAAGAAGTTGTAGCAGAAAAGTCAGATGCAGTTGTTGAAGAGGTTAGTGCTCCTTCTATTGAAGAAGTAACAGAGAAGGCTGACGAAGCAATCGTTGAGGTTGCAACAGCAACAGCAGAAGTTGCTAAAGCAGTTTCTGAAATCCAGAACTCTGTAACTAATGCCTTGAGCGATCTAGCAGCAACAGTAAAGGCTATGCAAGCTAATGTTGATGCAATTACAAAGTCTCTTGAATCCGTAACAGAGGAAGTTAAGGAAGTTAAGGGAAGCTTTAATGAGTTTGGAAAGACCGTAGATGCCGTAGTTGCAGATACCGCTTTCCGCAAGTCTGGCGATCTCGGCGAGATTGTACAGGAATCACCTAAAGTGATTCAGAAATCCCTATGGGGCGGACGTTTCCTCACAAATTCCGACCTATTTAACTAAAACAAAATCACTAGGAGGTGAACAATATGTCAGAAACAACAAACACAGATCTTCAAAAGTCTTTTAATCATCCCACAGGTGATGGCGTTGCCGTATCAGGTGGAATTGGTGGTGCAGTAGCACAAGGACCCGATGGAAATCTAAGTCCAGCAGCTTCACTTGGTAATATTGCGACAGCAAATTACGGATTAACTACTGGTCCAAACGCAGTAAACCCAACTGGTACACCAGGTGGTATTCTAGCACCAGAGCAGGCACGTCGCTTTATTGATTATGTATGGGATGCAACTGTACTAGCTAAAGATGGACGTAGAGTTACAATGCGTGCTAACACAATGGAACTTGAGAAGGTCAACGTTGGAGAGCGTGTCATCCGTGCAGCAGCACAGGCACAACCTACATTTGAAAATGCAGGTGCAACATTCTCTAAGGTAGAACTTACAACCAAGAAGATTCGTCTTGACTGGGAAGTTTCAACAGAAGCACTAGAAGACAATATTGAAGGCGCAGCACTTGAGGATCATCTAGTTCGCTTGATGACCAATGCATTTGCAAACGATATTGAAGACCTTGCCATTAATGGTGATGGTTCAACAGGTGACTTCCTTTCAATCATGGAAGGTTTCGTAAACCGTGTTAAGACAGATGGTGGAGCACATGAGTCAATCGTTACTGTAACAGATAACGCATGGACACCAGAAGTTATGCAGGATATCATCCTAGCAATGCCACGCAAGTACCGTGCTATCAAGAACAATCTAAAGTTCTACGCAGGTACAGATGCAT